GGCACTGTACATCACAGCCTGATGCCGCCACGCATTGGAGAAGCGCGAAAGTTCTTCTTGTGAGCACCGGACCCGGTACGACGGAAGAGCCGCTTAGATTTTCTACTGTTCATTCTGCTGCGTCTACGCATTTAGTTTACCTCGCTTGGTTTAATTTGTTCCACTATTGCCGCTCGTACATTCATTCCTTGGTCTTGTAGTTTGGCCATTGCCTCGTCTATCGCATCTTTCATGTCTATAGGCCATAGCATAGTCGGTTCTTTGGTAAGTACAAGGTTGCCGTCTTCATCGAATGATATAAATTTAGTTCCAGTTTTATAAGTTAAGTATTTCATTTTTGACTCTCCTAGTTAAGTAGTGGGTTTTTTGCGCTGGTCGCCCGGGGAACGGCGACTGCTCTCGGGTTTAACCCTAACCTTTACTTCTATTATCTACTTTACACTATTGAGTTTAGAAAGTCAAGTTTTTATTTTAAGTTTTTTACTCCTGTTAGTCGTTGTGGACTGACTTTTGTGTCAGTCCGGACAGTTACATCTAGAAGGGAACTGTCCTGTGCGATTCTTCCTACTCGAATCGCGAGCGATTCTGCGTGGGAAAATCGGCTTTTTATAGCGGCGCGGGGGCGCGCCTTGGTTTCCGCGCCTAAAGCGGATTCTACGAATCCGCACGGCGCCAACATTCCGCTACGCGGATTTGTCTCCAAGGAGTTGATCAGGTTTGCCTTGATCAAGGAGAGGGTTCGACCACGGGCGGGGTTTCTGCAGGTTCTGCAGGTGCCGCTGGAGGTTCCTCGGGTGTGCGCTTCGCTAGGCCGAGTTCAACCATCTCATCGGCGTTGTTCTCATCATGTACAAAGTCCAAGAATTCGCCCGGGTCGTTATTGAATCTTTTACGGAGACTGCTAGGCATCTCGTCGAAAAGTTCTTTAGATTTAGCGATATAATCAATCGCTTGATGGAAGTCCATGTCTGGCGCTTCCATGTATTCGCCCTGGTTCTCGTTAACGAAGTTAACCAGGCCGGTTCGTTGATATTTGGCCATAATCAGATTGATATCTGTTTCTTTGGCCATTGATTGTTTAGTTAGACCGGGCCCAGTTTCAATAGTGGGCCGGGGATGTTCTTTAGGAGCTTTAAAAGTCATAGTTACCACCATTCGGTTGCGTTGTAGACATCGCCTTTATTCCAAGCGTCGTTAATTTGTTTATTTTCGTGTGAACTTAGTTTACCGCTTTTTTTTTTAGAGCCAGTACGGCTATTGCCATAGCGTATCTGTTCCCATTGCATCGCCTTATTAGCTTTTGGTGATTTATTTATTTTAGTGCCGTATGCCTTGGCACCGGTTTTTGCATCGCTTCTATGTGTTGTTTCCCACCATAGTTTAAAGGCTGCGATTTCTCCAGCTGACATACCTTGTAGCATTTTAGCAGGAACCGCCCAAGGTTCCTTTTTTAGGAAGTCAGTTTCTATTTGAGCAGCAGTAGCTTGTTTTTGAAGTAGCTTGTTCTGTTGATAAGCGTTTGCCATTTGAAAGGCTGAGTGTGCGCCTTGTACAGCAGATGCACCGATATTCGGTGTTTGGTAGCCTGCACCCTGTGGAGTTGAAGCGCCGCCGACTTTGGCGGCCAGTATTGGGTTTAGACCCGCTTTTCGAAGATCAGTCATTCCTCGTTGAAACGATGTGTTCGACATACGTTCCTGAAACTTCATCTGAGCTTTAGCAGACTGTTGCGCCTGTTTACCTTGGTAATAGCTGCCAAGAGCCGAGAGACCGCCACCTATAAGCGGTCCTGCTACAGCTTTAGCTATGGCACCGAATGAGAAAGCCATTAGAAGTGATCAATCATGCCGGGTACACCGTACAGAGGCATCGGACGTACGCAGCGTAATTTAAAGTATGAGTCGAAGATGAAGTCTGGCTCTGTTGCACCTGTAATCAGAATGCGCGACATCGGAGGGTCATCGGTTATAAATGCATCTGACAGGGTAGGTAGTGAGCTAAATTCCTGTGACAAATGCCATGAATCAAGTGTTCCGGAGTAATTAGAGCGGAACGCGCCGGTAATGATCGACGGTTTATAACGGTATTCGGCATATCGTTCTTGGTAGCCAAAAACTGTATCGTCATCCGTACCACCGGCAGTACCCTGAGCGTAAAGTTCTTTATTGAGAACTGCCTGCTCGCCAATTTGAGCGAGTGAGGGCCAATAGAAGTCATAGCGAGTTTGACGTGACCATGCACGGTTAAGGCCCTGCTGATATGTTAAATCAGCGCGGACATTGGCAAAGCCGAGAATAATGCAGTGCTCTGTGAATGATTTTGTAAAACCATGATTATTAATTGATGTTGTTGAATATGCACCTAGGTCACCTGCATAATTTAAATTAGCACCATCATATGCAGTATAAGGAACAGGGTTTATATTAACAGGTGTACTACCACCGCCCAGATATTCGGGACGTTGTAACCTAGCATCAGGTGAAACTACGCCAAAGTGGGAGCGTACTATTTCAGTGTAGCGTGTGCCGCCCCGGGCGTCACGTTCGAGCAGTCGTTGAATCTGAAATGCCTGCCGAAGTTGATTTATTGTTGCCGCTGTTGCTGTTGATAAATCAGCATATAGACTATTCGCTTCAGTAGATGTTGTAGATGATGATACGAGACTAACACCACCAGCAGCTTGTCGCTGAAAGTCACCGTATGAAGTTGAATAGACGCCTATATCACCGCCCGATCCTACAATGTCATGAGCTACAGGTGCCTTTGTACCGAGCGGTAAGTCTACCGACTCGCCTTTTTGTGGCCAAGGTAGACACGAAGTAAAATAATCATGCCTTTTGCCACGGGTTAAGAGCGTGTATTGCGATTCCAAATCGGGTCCGTCATCTGTTTCGACGGTTAGAGAGTCCTGCAGGTTTTGGTCGCGGAACCATTCATTCCAGATTAGGTTCATTGCGCGAAGTGGTAGCGCAGATATTTCGAGTCCGGCGACTTTAGTGGGAATACCCAAGTAATCATAGACGGATTCTTCATCGAATCCACCGCCATCAGCGGTAATAGTAGGGACCAGATAGTCCGTTGAATCGCCGGGGTCTGTTTGTTCTCCCATGAATTTTTGAAAATTCGCCCATACGAGCCTAAGCGGCACGGCAAAGAAAAATGTATCCATATAGAGATTATCCATAACCGGATACAGTGGGGTACTCATACGGGCGAATGCGGACATATTGAGATTGAAGGTATCCCCGGGCAGAGCTTCATCGAAGAATATGGGAACCAGATTGCCGGCATTAAATGCCGTTTTATGGCCACTGGAGCGGTCGAAGGAGGAGCGAGGTATAGAGACAGAAGGGACCTTGCTAAATTGGTGTTTCATAACTGATTTCATTTCTGTATCTCCTTACTCGGGAAGAGTTCTTCCACGTTGTCTTCTTTTTGAAATAATGAGGCTGAACCGAGGTCCTGCAGGTCGTTAATTACTTCTCCGGTTGTGTTGTCGTATGTTCCCAGTCTATATAGACGGAAGTCAAGCGGATTTTTGTTAATCTGTGATTCAGGGTCGCGCGCCATGTTTTGGAATGCGCGTATTGCTTCCGAGTTTGTTAGCATAAAGAAAGGTTGATTGAATGCCTGAGTAGCTTTGTCGTGTATCGAAAAGACTTTTAATTCCATGTTTAATACTCCTGTAGTGAACGCTTTAAGAAACGTAGTTGTGCCTTCTTTACTTTTTCTTTTACAAGTAGCCTTTCTGGTGTGTTGTCTTTGTTTCGCTTTGCTGCCTTTCGTCTTCGCTGCTTTTTTATTATATCTATATCTTGATATTGTTGATCGTAGTATTTTGGAGGTTGCATTTTTATTCCTCGTTCGATGATGTAATCATCGCGGTATGTTTCGTCGCCGAATTGTTGATACCAGCCCTGACCAATCCCGGGTCGTCGGGACATGGTGTTATATTCGGGTTCAACCTCGAAGTATTCTCCTGTAACCATATCAACCCTATGATAAGGGCTAAGACCAAACATGCTATTAGCGTTATCCTGATAACGTCCATTTTGTTTTTTCATAACGTAACGTGCGGTGTAAGCAGCAGTCTCAAAAGTGACCGCGCCAATGTTACAAAATCCGTGGGTCCATAGATCATCGAGAATATCAGAAGTATATAAATTGTGCCCTGTATCGGTTTTTCTGAAAAATTTCTGATCGGGGAAGTTATGTCCGAATATAAGCGCGTGATAATGGGGACGAAGATTCTCATCGCCGTACTCACCGCACATGTAATACCGGATTTTTTTTCCTCGTTCTTTTCTGTTGAGATATTGCCTATACCTTTTTAAGAATTTCTGAAAGTGGCTCTTTTCTAGCCCACCATGGTGTGGCAGATTGTCCTCGTTGTATGTGAGCGTTATAAATTGGCTGTCTTGATGCAGGCTGTTTTCGTGCACGCAACGCAGAGCCCATTGTCGGCTGCGTTCGAGCCTGCATCCTACGCACTGGCCGCAGGGCAGCTGCACGGGCATGTC